GACTCGGAAACACTCGGGACACATCAACCCGACCCTACCGACGAAGAACCTCTGCCAAAGGCACGCACCAAAAAACGGGATGAACTCTTTGACGCCGTTGCCGGGGTCACCGCGTCTGACCCGAAGGCTTCCGGCAGTTTCATCGGCCGTGTCTGTAAGAAACTCCGCGAGTCGGACAACCCTTACACGCCGGCAGAGGTTCGGAAGTGGGCAGAAATGGTCACGCGGGAGTGGAAGTTAACCACGCCGCCGACGCTCGGGATGCTCGAAAAACATATCGGCCGTGTTCGTGCCGGTGGTGTTGCCGACGATTCCGACCGGCCGTTGACCAGAGAAGAGATCGACGCCGATAGCCGCTCTCGCGGAGCCTACCGCGGCAAGGACCCGGAAGCCTGGAGTAAGTGACGTGCCGACGCTGAATCTGCCGCCCAAATTGCATCTGTACTTCGACGGGTTATGCGAAGCCAGGAACCCAGGCGGCTGGTCGTGCTACGGCTGGGTTTTACTGGACGAAGCGGCAACGAACGTGGCGAGCGGGCACGGGGTTTCCAAGAAGCCGGGTCCGACTTCGACGAACAACTTCGCCGAATACGCGGCCCTGGGATTCGCGCTGCGATACCTCGCGGACGAAAAGTGGAAGGGGAACAAGCTCCGCATCTGGGGTGACTCCCAGCTGGTCATCCGGCAGATAACGCGGGAGTGGGACTGCAACAAGGAACACCTTCAAAAGCTGCGTCAGCGCTGCTGGGATTTGCTCGACGCGCTGGGTTGCCGGTGGTCTGCGGAGTGGGTGCCGAGAACGCGGAACGAAGCGGCCGATGCGTTGTCGAGGTTGGCGTACAAGGAAGCGACCGGGCAGGATTGTCCAGTGCGGGAGAAGCAAAAGACATGATCGCTCAAGAGAACCGCCTGGACCTGGCCCGGCTCATGCTGGACGTGTTCAAGGGCCGTGAGGACGTGGTGGCCATCCCTGGTGAGCCGACACAGGACGGCAAGGAGACTTTCAAGCCATACCGATTGTCCAAGCCGATGCCAGCCCACTGGATTTCCGACCGGCACCTTGCGGGCAAGGCGTGTCTTGGGGTTTACACCACGGACAAGCTGAGCCGCTGCTGGTTTTCAGCCGTGGACTTTGACAACCACCCGGACCACCCGGACCCGCTTTGGCAGGACAAGGCCACGAAGGTATTTCTGTGGCTTCAGCAGGCCGGACTGGAACCGCTGGCCGAAGTCTCCCAGCGCGGGAGCGGGGCGCACGTCTGGCTGTTCTTCGACGAACCGGCGCCGGCATGGATAGTGCGGGCGTGGTGGAGGGGGACTCTTGAGAAATCGGGCGTTCCCCCGGTGGAGATTTATCCGAAGCAGGACGAGCTAGAAGAGGGAAAGATCGGCAACCTCATCCGTTACCCCCTGTGGAACCAGTCTCGCTTCTGCGACCCCGAGAACGATTGGAGCACCTTGGACGCATCGCAAGCCTTGAAGGCCATCAAGCGAACGAACGCGGCGGAACTGAAGGCCCTGGCGTTCAGCCTGGGAATCGAGTTGACCCGTTCGGCTGTCCCATCGGTTCCAACGAAAGTGGATACCGGCGCCAGTAGCCCTGTCCTGTCTCTGCGTGTGCAGGACCGCCTCGGGCGCCAGTCCAGTTTGCTGGCTCGCCGGTGGGGCGGGGACATGACCGGCCTGAAGGACCAGTCGCGTTCGGCCTTGCTTCTGTCCATCGCCTGCGAGTTGGTTCGCCAGTACGTTCCGACCCCCGAGATAGCCGACGCGGTGCGGTATTGGGGATGCGAGCAGGGGATGGCGGAGAAGGTGAACCGCGCCGATTGGATGAGCCTGACGATGAGCAAGGCATACGAGTTTGTTTTGCTCAGAACAGAAGAGAAGAGCGCGGCGGCAACCAACCTGCACGACGCCTGCATGTCCTACCTGGACACGTTGGAACGCGGCGAGCAGCTGCGGTTTTCTTCTGGGGTCGGGATGCTGGACGACAGCATTGAGGGCGTGGCGCCGGGGGAAATGTGCGTGATTGCGGCCAGGCCGTCGAACGGCAAAACGGCGTTCGGATGCCAGTGGGCGCGGAACATGGCCGGCTGCAATGTGCCCTGCCTCATCATCTCGGAAGAAATGTCGGCCATCATGCTCGGCAAGCGTGCCCTGCAATCATTCAGCAACCAGAGCGAACAGTATTGGGGACGTGACACGGTCCCCATGCTGCGCAACGACGTTACCCGGTACTTCACCGGCAAGGCGCCAATCTTCATCGTGGAGAACTGCAACAGCATCGACAGGACGGAGAAGGTCATAGAGCAATTCGTCGGCCTGCACGGTGTTCGCTTTGTGGTTGTGGACTATCTCCAGTTGCTCAAGAGCAAGGGCAACAGCCGCTATGAAGAGGTAAGCGATATTTCGATGCGGCTCAAGCAGGCCGCCGGCCGACATGACCTGGCAATGCTGGCGATGGCTCAGTTGAACCGCGAGGTAGAGAAGCGAAAGGGCAACGAACCGCAGCTATCGGACCTTCGGGACGCCGGCCAGATTGAGCAGGACGCGGACATTGTGTTGTTCCTTCAGCACCCCTACCGGATGAACCAGAAGGCATGGGAGCACGACCCGACGCTGTTCCGGGTGTGGTGCAAGAAGCACAGGAACGGGGCTATCCGGCATCCGTTCATGGAGATTAGCTTTGACCTGGAGCGGCAGTTGTTCGGGGTATACCGGATGCCTGGGTCGAACGGAACCAATGGCCATCAGGGAGGACACGCGCCCAGCCAAGCGGCCATCGACCGCATGTTCAAGGTAACGCGGGAACCGGGCTGCGAAGATGACGATGACCCGTTGGCGTGATGCGGAGAAGCTGTGATTGAGTTCGTGAAGGCCAACCCTGTTCGCTCTCCATCAGCCCGCAAGGCATGGAGCAAAGCGCACGACCACTGCCAGGCGTGTGGCCTGGGGGCATCGTGCTGGCCGTTGCACACGCACCATTTAATCCGAGGCTCAAGGTCTGATGAACCGTGTGCCCTTCTCAGGCTTTGCGTTAGCTGCCATGGCGCTCACCATGATTGTCCTTTGGTGCTTCCCGATGGCCGGCGTCTGGTGCTGACGTTCGCGCAAACGCTCTGGCTCAAGCAGGCGCGTGACCCGCAAGAGTGGGACGCCGAGAGGCTGGAGGCGCTGTACCATCGGCCGCTACCCGACCTCGCCGAGCCACACGACTACTTTCAAGAGATGTACCGCAAGCACCGGGGGAAAGCATGACGTGGCAACCAGGCCAGATCATCTACGTTGTTGTGTCCTATAACGGAATCGCTCTGCCCTGGATTGAGGAACGGGTGTTCATCGAGGACAGGTTGGACGGTATCTACGCCAAGCGACCGCTGTATCCCGGGGGAGAGTGCCTGCTCAGGGATAGGTGCTTTGCCTCGGAGGAAGAGGCCAGGTCCCTTGTCGTGCAACTGTGCAAAAAGAACCGTGACAAGGTGCGACGAGACCTGAAGAAGCTGGACCAGGTGATTGCGGGAGAGCCGGTCAAGGTAGAGAAGCGGAAGGGGTGGAGGTAATGACCGTCGAGCGCGTGCTATCGGGAGAGCTGGCGTACCACGTCGCGGAGAGCGAAGCGTGAAGCTCAAAGCTCCATTTCCCGCCTTCGGAGGCAAGAGCGCGGTGGCCGAAGTCGTCTGGGGACGGCTTGGCGATTGCGATAATTTCATTGAACCCTTCTTTAACAGTGGTGCTGTCCTACTGCTGCGCCCGCACGCTCCGAAGATCGAAACCGCGAACGACCTGGATAGCTACATCGCTAACTTCTGGCGAGCAACCCAGCAGGACCCCGAGGCGGTCGCGTACTACGCCGATGGCCCGGTGAATGAGGTTGACCTACATTCGCGGCACCGATGGCTGGTGCTGTCGGATGACGCCGCGACGTTCCGCAAGCGGATGAGGACGGAGCCTGACTACTACGATTCCAAGGTTGCCGGCTACTGGTGCTGGGGACTCTGCTGTTGGATCGGTTCGGGGTGGTGTGCAACCAACGAATCGGCGGAATGGGATCAAATGCCGGACATTACCGGAGCAAGAGATATTGGCAAAGGTGTTCACGCTCGCGGCCAAGACAACCGCAAGCCGCGCATCGACGGCGGCGAAGGGCAGCTGGGTCATGGGGTACACGCTAAGGGACAGCTGCCGAAGTTGTCCTGCTCCGATGGCGTGCTTGGCACGACATCGGAGCAGTTGCCGCTGATTGGCGACCCGCCCCGCGGTGGACACCGCGGGGCGGGTCCTGCCGGTGAGTCGCTGCCGGTCAAACGGCAGCGACTCACCGGCAGCAACAAGATACTGGGGCAGGTTGGGTCGCTGCACGGGAAGCGACCCAACCAGAACGGTA